TGTGAGAGCCCCTTGTCCAGCAAAGGGGTAAAAATAATACGTGTAAGCATCGGCGGTATCGAGGTTGTACCTGTTTCCAGTGTTGTTGTAGACGTAAGAATCCTCTCTATCTTGAAGCTGCTCGGAAGCAAGGGTAGATGTCGCAGAAACAATGGCGTCGTATACAGCCTGTACCTGTACCTCGCTAGAAGAAGTAGTAAGCTCTGTAGTGCTCCCGTAAAGCAGGTGCCTTTGTCTGTACCTTATCGTGTGGATTTTAGTGCTACTTACCGTCTGAGTAACCCCAAGGCTGTTGACTGGGCTGGATGTGATGTCAAAAATATCATCCCCGTAAGAGGTCCTAGCTGTTTCAAGAGTCACCGCAGAACCATTCAACAAAAAGGGATATACAGTGTTGGTTATAGAGGTTGGAATTATGGGGTCCATAACGGTGGTCTGTATAAGGCTTCCATTTCTTCTGACTCTGACCCCCGCAGCGGCAATACCTTGTATCCCTGTGCAGGAAAAAGAAATAGAACTCACAGGCCTAGAGGTGTCGCCTACTTCAAAGCGAGCAATAGATTCACCCCCTTGACCCGAAAATCCAGCCGTAGGAGCCAAGGCAGTGAGAGTAAGGGTTGGGGCCTCAGGCGGAGTAAGAATGTTTCTTAATATATTCTCGGTCGTTATGTTATTCGATGGCTGATAAACCTTGTTGAATATGTGATCAAACGCATCATCTGCATTCGTAACTTGAAGATCAGAAGTAATCAAGCCAGAGCCACCGCCGCCGCTTGAGGCCAAGTCTATAAAGTTAAACTCACCCGAATCGGCATCGTATATAATGGTTTGATTGTCAGCAGGTGTACCGCTTACGTCCAAGAGGTTTACCAAGTTCTGAAGAGCCACATCAGGGGATATGGTTACATTGACTCCAGAGCCATCAATGACGGATACAATAGGTGTAGTAGAAGAAGGTACGGATACTACTACGGAGTCGGCTGGCGATGAAACATTTACCGTTATGTCCGACATAATTAAGCTTTTGTAGTTACGTCCTCATTGACCGTGAATGATCCAAACAACCAAGTCTCAATTTTAGTAACTTCCCCCTGGGCATTTAGAGTTTCTGCCTGAAAGTCATATACGTAAGAACCGCCGTCAACTAAAGCCATGTTAGCCGCGCTCACAGAAAGCTGTATCTTACCATCAGCACCCCCAGGCGCAACCCTTGATATCTGTATCGTAGCAGCGCCCGCCACAATAGCGCTCGCATTGGTAGACAAAAGCGCGTTGTTACTATCATCAGTATCGGCCTCGCGGACATCCATGTTAAACCCATAAAGGGCTGTAGTTGGAGGTGTGGCGGTGGGGTTAGCTTCACCAATATTTATAGGTGTTGTCCCGTCACTGGTGAAGGTTAGGTTCAAGAGAAAACTATCTCCCTTCCTGCACGTAATGTCTAGCTGCTGGGCAATATCGAGATTTACAGAATTAGCCATTTTATATCATGTTTGAAATTGAGTCTTCTAGACCCTTGTTTTCTTCAAGCTCACCACGCCTGTCTTTTCTTTGAGACATAAGCTTAGATTGCTGCACAGCCTGCTTCTCAACTCTAGTGTCCTTTCTGTCTTCCTTGAGAACCTCAAGCTTCTCCTTGAACTCCTTGTCGTCAGTCTTAAATCCGATGGATGCCTTTATCTTAATCTCCTCGATCTCTTTACGCAGCTCGTGAGTAGCCTGAGCCACCATGATCTCTGCCTGAGCCTTGGCTTGAATCTTTTGTAGCTCTATCTGAGCCTCCATCTGAGCCTTCTGCGATTCCATCTGAGCAGACATCTGCTGCTGTTGCTGAGCCATCTGCATCTGTTGTTGCTGCTGCATCTGTTGCTGCTGCATAACCTCCATCTTTCTCTTCTTCCTTCTAAGCATAAGAAGCTTCTCGGCTTGATCTATGTCCTTGAGGTCTCTAATAGCCATGGCGTCCTCTAGGTCTATTTCTTTCTGACCCAAAGCAATTTGTACCATTTGCTCCAGCTGAATCTTATCTCTGTCGTCCATCTCCTTGACGACCTTGACGCCGAAGTTGAACATAGAAAGATCTCCAAATGATGAAAGGACTTTCATGTTGGACTCACCAATAGCGTTTGAGTAGGACTCAAAGACCTTGGACCCCATAGGGATGATCTGAAGACATCTTATGACGTCATCACAAACTCTCTTGAACAACAACATGGAGCTGTTGGTAATATCGTATGTAGCGTTGTTGGACGCCTTGATAGCCTGCTCCCTTACACCTACCAAGGCTTCACTATTGGGAGAGCTGGCATCCATAACCTCATTGATACCCGTAGAGTCCCTTATAAGCCTTAGATAGTGGTTGTACAGCCCTATAAGCTCATTGATGTTTCGGATGCTATTGCCGATCTCTCTGATTGGAGGGTTCTGGAAGCCACCTTCTGGGTTTTTGCTTCTGTAATAGAAGACACCCGTCTGCTCGTAAATGTCGTGAAGATCAAGAGGCTGAAGATCACCCCCTTTGCCAAGCTGGACGTTCTCAAGACCCTCAATGTCAATGATCAAGCCGTCTGGCTTAGCCTTTGCAATGGCTTGCTGAATCTTCAAGTGAGTGAGCTGCAGCATGTCCGCAAAGCCCAAACACCCTCCAATCAAGGACTTAGGCATCATCTCTTGAAGGTTCGTAGCAGAGATAGAGTAAGATAGTCTTGCTCTAGAAAGCTCATGCTGGTTCCTAGGGATATCCTTCTTCATCCCGTATCCAAACAAGTACCCACATCCCAAAACATAGCTACCACCATATACAGTGGTGATGTTCATTGGAACAGGGACTCTTTCGGTGACACTAGATTTTCTTTCCTTGTAAGAGAATCCTTTGTTGTAAAATCCTCTGTTGCCAAAGCGACTCTCCTTCTCTTCGAAGTACATCGTATCTACAGAAAGGAACTCAAAGTCAAGAACCTCAACGAGGTATTCATCATATCCGTAGTGGGCCCTTCCAGTGACAGAGTCTTGATGTCTTCTGTTGTATGAAGAAGAGTTGTTGCCGTGCCTCCCCATAACCTTCTGAGCAATCTTATCGTACTGATCCTCTGTGAGCTGATCACCAGCAATCCTCTTGAGCTCCTGTATGGATATCTTCTTTACATGCCCAGCATATACGACGTCAGAGAAGTTTGGGTCCTCTGTGTAACTGTGAACAAAATCAAGCGGATCTACATAGCTAGTTGTGATACCGTAGTTGGGGTCATTGTCTCTTTTGACAACAGCCATGCCGCAAACCGTAAGGTCCTCAACGCACCTCCTAAACGTAGTGTCGTTAAACTCATTCCAGTGCAGCGTCATGCTGGCGCCTATCTGAGCTGCCACCTCAGCGTCAGTTTTTATGCTAGACCCCATAAAGATTTCAGCCTCCTCAAGAGTCTCTGGGATATCAACGGGATCTTTGCTTACCGTGAGGCCAGTCTTCTCCTTGAGCTTCATAAGCTCCTTCCTAGCGATAACCTCAGCCTCCATCTTCTTCTTCTCTATATCCTTGTAAGAAGACGAGAGGGGGTCTATAGCCTCTACGTTAGGGTAGGGAGACTTAGAGAGAACGTTGTTTACAACGATTCTAGAAAACTTGGGCAGTATTGGAACTGGAGTAAAATCCAAATTCAAAAGCGTCCCGTCTCCAGCGTTAGGGTCTAGAGAAGAAAGAAGCTTCTTGTATATAACGGTGTCTTGGGTTCCGTTGGCGTACTTCCTGTTCTTCTTGAAGGTGTCGTACCTTCTCTTAAACAAAGAGTTGCCGTCATCCACACTACCCCACTGATTTTCAATAGCTTTTGCGTACTTTAGACCATAACCCATGGCAGACTTCTCCTCGGAAGGTGCCAAAGGATTAGGAAACCCCTTGCCAGTCTTAGCTCCAAAATTATCGTTATACATTATTGGGGATTGTAGGCATTTCTGCAAATATAGTAAATGCTAGATTCTCAGTTGGTTTTGTACCTCCTGAAGAACTTCTTGTCAACGAAGTCAGATACCTCTTTTTTCTTTTTGACCTTTTGTGCAGCAAGAAGGCACAGTCCAGAGCTAATACTAAGGTCAAATTTGGTTCGGTTGTCAATCTTGAAACCTATCCAGTCCTCAAGCGTCCTATCAAAGTACATGTTCCCCATCCCGCCATGGTCATAGTTTATGCCTACGTGATCATGTATGTACGACTCTATCGCGTGAGCATGAGCCTGTATGACATCTTGAGAGTTTGAGGGTATGCCTTTGGTCTTACTCTTCATTCCGCTATTAGCAGCAAGGAGATGTCGAGGTCTATCCATCAAGTATCCATCGTAACCTCTTGATTCAAAGTATCTTGCGATGCCGTACTTATTGTTCTCAATTAACAGAGGATATCCGTAAAACACAGCAACCATAAGGCAATCCTCGTAAAAGATCTTAGCTAAAGGCGGACGGGACGCATACTCCACTACAAACATGTTCGATGGATGCTCCATGTGAAACTTGTTGTATAGGTGCAGCGCACCCTTAGACCCCCGTCCATCGACGGTGGCGTCAAGGTCGTAAGAGTCAACCCCGCCTACCCCCAGCTCTGCATTGGGCGCTACCTTTTTGTTACGATCAAACTTCTTAAGGTTCCTTATCTCCTTTGGAGGCATCCAGGCAACCCTAAATCTACCGTTGGGATCAGGGCTAAACACAACCTCGGTGTCTTTCTCTCCGTTCTTCCAAAGAAAGTTGCCTATGACGACTGGGTTAGGGAACAGCTCCTCGTTATGTTGAACCTGTTCGTATATTTTGCCGATATTAAAAAGGCTACCATCTATACTGTCCCTAAATGCTTCGTCCTCTGTAAAGGGAAACTGACGAGTTATCTCGTTAAGCTCAGAAGCGTCGTTCTTGAGAGCCTCTCTCTCGTTTTTGAGGTAGGTTCTGGATCCTATAGCTATTTCTTCGCCGTCGAGACCATCAATAGGCTCAGGAGGGTTCTTTACTATGGGGTTTCCGTAAAGATCAAAGAATCCCTCAAGGGAGTCGTAAGCAGGAATAAATAAACGGTACAGCCCAGACCTAGTCCTCCCATTCGCGTTCCTCTCTGTAGGATTCGAGTCCCTCCATAAGTCCTTGTACTCTTTCCCCCCCTTGTCCATGGGGTTTACGGTGCTTCCCACCATGGCTTTTCCCACGATTTTTCGCCCTACGATCAAACACGTCCGTTGAATCCTCCAGGCGTCCCTTATGTCTGTTGGTCTTTCCCATTTTCCAGCCTCGTCTAAATAAAGTATATGGAGCTTCTCTCCATCATAAGCGTTGTTTGTTGTGTTCTTCCAGTTTATCACGGTGTTCAGGGCCTCTCCAGTCTGGGAGGTCTTGTTGTTCTTCGTGATTCTTTTACTGGGTTCTCTAAAAGCAAGCTCCATCCGAGGGTTGGTGGTACCGTCCTGAATAGGCTTGAAGAAGAAGGGGTAGTGCCTGAACATGTACACCACCTTCTTCATGAAGATGTTCTCCTGCGCGTCTTTACCAGTCTTAGACTGGATACCAAGGAGTTTGTCTTTGACCTGAGTGGCCTCATCAACCAAAACGGCGGAACAGATATTCGTATATCCACTCCGCCGACACTTGGTGTACAGCTGCCCTATGCAGCGTGGGTCCGACTCACACGCAGCCAAATGTAAGAAAATTTCTCTTTGGAAAGAAAGGAAGCTGGGGTGACCCACATCCATCCTCGTCCACTGAAGCATCATGTAGTGGCGACCCGTAATATATGTAGGCTCACCGTTATTATAAAACCAAAAGCCCTCACGCCTACGGCGAAACTCCTCCTCGATATACGGAGAAAACTTTTGTCGAAACTCCCGTGGCATCTCCCCCCACTCATCCATAGACTTAATCCTAGACAGCTCCTCTGGCATAGAAATCCTCTCCCACAGCTGCAGGTGGTCTGGACGTCCATATCCTGCAATTTCTTTTTTGGGAGGCTGAGCGGGAAGTGCAATGAGTAGCCCACCGAGTTCAATACTTTCACCTTGCGAACCGTTGGGGCAAATTGAGACAGCAGGGTCTTCATATCCTTCTATGTTTATTAGAACACTCAAAACACTTGGCCCCACCTGTTGCTTCTAAAGCTAGGAGCTCCAGTTTTGGGATTTTTAATATCCATGTACTTTCCGCATGGACACTGGATCTGATGCTGAGCCTTGTCATCAACAAACCTGATGGTGACGCCAGTCTTATCCTCTTCGTGATCTCCGCACTCGCAAATGTAAGTAGCCATGATTATCGACCTTGTGAAGCATAAGGCTTCTTGTAGTTAACTGAACCTTTAC